GAGATGAAAAATGGAAGGAAGCTGAGCTAGGACGTATTGGTGAAGAACGTTTTAGACGTGAATACGGATGCGAGTTTTTAGTATATGATGAGACACTAATCAACTCTATACGATTAGCAGAAATGATAGGCAGTAAAGTTATAATGAATATGGGACAGATACGTTGGTATAGAAAAATAGATCCAACAGCTACTTATGTTGTGGCACTAGATCCAGCTATGGGAACTGGTGGTGACTATGCTGCTATACAAGTTGTAGAAGTTCCTACATGGAAGCAGGTAGCAGAATGGCGACATAACACTACTGCTATTCCTGGACAAATACGATTGCTAAAAGATTTGTGTATGCATATTGCTTCTAAATTAGACAATGTGAATTCATTATATTGGAGTGTAGAGAATAACTCTATTGGTGAGGCGGCACTCATTGTTATTAACGACTTGGGTGAAGAGCATATACCTGGATTGTTCTTAAGCGAACCTATCCGAAAAGGACATATGCGAAAGTATAGAAAAGGATTCAACACAACACATAGCTCTAAAATCAATGCTTGTAGTAAATTAAAAACTATGGTTGAGAATTACGAGTTAGAAATAAATTCGGCAGCATTAATATCAGAACTAAAAAACTTTGTAGCCAACGGTGCATCTTATAGTGCTAAGATGGAGGAAACAGATGACTTAGTTTCTTCAATGTTACTGGCTATACGAATGATTGGGGTATTACGAGATTGGGATCCTAGAATATATAACTCTTTCAAGAGTTTGACACAAGATGATGAATATGAACCGCCAATGCCCATCTTCATTAGCAACCATTATTGATAAATAAACATATGGATAAGAATATTGACTTTATAGGTGAAGAACTATTTAATAAAATCCGCGGACGTTTTCCTGAAGTTACGATAGGTGACGAGCAAGGAAATGTCACTAACGATCCTAAGGCAGGACGTTATTATGATTTTGAGTTCAAACCAGATACTGGGGCTATCAATGTTGAGCTAACTAAAGATAGTCTAAATGTAATGTATGCCGAGAGCTTTTTAGAAAATCAAACTAACACTACAAAAAAAGGATGGTACTCCTTTTTAAAAGAACTAAGACAATTCGCTAGGAAGAGATTGTTGAATTTTGATGTAAGAAATATTACAAAAAGCAATCTCGATAAACGCGATTATAAATTTATGTCATCACAACACTTTGGGGATCAAGCAATGACAGAATCAAAACTATACGGAACTGCTCGAGACAGTTATCAGGATATTGGCACATCTAGAATACATTTAGAGCATAACCGCAAAGTAAATCAAAATTTGATGAACTCAAGAACACAGAACATCAAAAACATTTATATTGAAAATGCTGAAGGAGAAAGATTTAGGTATCCTTTTAAGCATTTGAATGGGGCACGAGCAATGGCACGTCATATGTCAGAGGGAGGACATCCATTTGATGACTTTGGGCGCCATATTACAGGATTGTCAGAAGAGCTTGGTCATTTAGGTAAATTTAAAACTTATGTCAATAAATCTAAAGCAGTATCCGAAGGTATGCAAAATTACCATGAGCTTGTAAAAGAAAGAATTAAAACAATTAAACGAACACTTGAATCTATTCAACGTGAGTATAGTTACAAGCATATCACATCAAAATTTGTTGTTGAAGATCTTATGGATGTTCCAACTGATATTACTGATACTTGGATTGATCAACTAACTGTAAAGCAATTTGACGATGAGCTTAAGGAAGTATTTCCTTACCTATATAGAATCGTAGCCGAAGCACCTTTAGAGTCAATTGGTCCAGATGATTTAGTAAAAGAAGATGAGCCTGCAAATTTTGTATCTAAACGAAAGAAATCTGAAATTGATGCATTTGAAGAATGGGCACAAGATAAAGTTGATAATGCTGTCCAACAAGAAAAATTACGAGATTTAAAAAAGAGACATCATCATAAAGGTAGTAGCTTCAATCCAATAGATGATGATCTAATCGATCATGAAGAAGAGAAGAAAATTCCTGTTACAGAATTTGTGTTAGGTTACTTTGACAGAGAAACAGGACAGTTTCCTAAAGGAGAAACAGCAGTTCTTACAGCAGTTGAAAAAGAATACGGACATCCGCAAGTTGAGATGGCTAACAAATTTGTCAAAGCTATCAACGAAAAGTTTAAAGAATATCATACAAAATCACGTGGAGAGTTTGTACAAGATTCTGCAGGCGGATTGAATGATATTATTAGGTTGAGTGGATTAGGGGCTTGAAGGAGTTGAGCCAAATGATGCGTGTCATCACATTGACAATTGTTTTACTTGTTCTAAGTGCATGTACAGAAGAAGCAAGGAATAAACTTTTTCGTTCAGCTGACAATGTTATTGGACAAGATTATAAAGTATCCTACATTGACGAAGGAAAGATTGTTAAGTCTTGGACTGTAAAAGACGGAAAGATTACATCCGGACAAAAAGATAATGGTATCCCAACAGGGTATTATTATTTTTGGACTGTTGAAACAGGCTATGTTCAAACGCCTGTGGACAGAACAATAGTTGAGGAAATTAAGTAGGAGAACTTATGAAGTATGGTTTTGGGCTTATTATAGCCTTAGTGTTTTCTATTATCACATTTTCAACAGCAAATGCTGAAATACATGATAATGGTTATGTAGGTAATGGTAGAATTTTTCATGATATAGAACGTCCCATCGTGCGTGGCGGAAAAACATATCCAGTATTTTATACATCAAAAGATGATGTGTATGCATTTTCATTTGATTATGTCGTTGCTGAGATGAAAAATATTTACTACGATAGACAAATAGCTCAGAGGCATTCAGTTCGATTTACGACATATCCTGATCTTGGTATTACATTATTCATTGCTGACAACCCAATGGAAGTAATGGAATTATACCAAGCATTAAAGAACGAGCCAATGATAGAGTACCTAGAGCTGGCTCTTTTTGAAGCTCATCCAGATATGAAGATGGGCGTAGTTGAACTATCCGATGTTGAATCGCCTATTGGTAATAATATGTTGTGGTTCACACTGTGGTAGGATAAATATAATAACTTTTTAGGAGAAACAATGAAATTATTTTTGGCTCTAGGAGCAACACTATTTCTGACAGCCGCTTGTGCGCGGACAATGCCAAATCCAGAAATTACTGGTCCATTCTTTATGGAGCACGACGATCACAACAAGATTTGTTATGTTAGAGGAACAGAAGTGATTTGTGATTATCACGAGCACAAAGGAGACGGAGCTGTCCAATCGGCACGAGTTCCAGCAAAGCCACATGATCAATATCATACACACTCCCACGAGTGATGATAAATAAAAGCGACTACACAAAGTCGCTTTTATAAAATTATTTATTGACAGTCAATAAATAATAGTGTATAATGAGAATTATATGCTGACTTTTTTAACTTACTTAGGCATATTTAACAGGCTATTTATAGGAGAATATTATGGCATCTTTAGCAGAAATCCGAGCAAAACTCAAAGAACAAGAATCCCGATCAACAGGTACAGGTGGTGGCGATAACGCAATTTATCCCTTCTGGAATATCTCAGAAGGAACGACTGCGACATTGCGATTCCTTCCTGACGCCGACACTAACAACACTTTTTTCTGGCGAGAACGTTTGATGTTGAAACTGCCCTTCAGCGGTATCAAAGGACAAACGGATTCTAAACCAGTTCAAGTTCAAATCCCTTGTATGGAAATGTACGGTGATTCCTGTGCAATTCTAAATGAGGTGCGTGGGTGGTTCAAATCCCCAGATATGGAGGATATGGGTCGCAAGTATTGGAAGAAGCGTTCTTATTTGTTCCAAGGTTTCGTAGTAGAAGATCCAATGAACGAAGAGACTACACCCGACAATCCAATTCGTCGGTTCATTATTGGTCCGCAAATCTTTACACTTGTCAAGGATGCTTTGATGGATCCTGATATGGAAGAAATGCCAACTGACTATACAGCAGGCTTGGACTTCCGTTTGAAGAAGTCTTCCAAAGGAGGCTATGCTGATTACTCAACATCATCTTGGGCACGACGAACACGCCCACTTGGCGATGCTGAGATGCAGGCAGTAAATACGCACGGGCTATTCAATCTAAATGATTTCTTGCCAAAAAAGCCAACTGATGTTGAGCTAAAGGTTATGCAAGAAATGTTTGAAGCATCTGTCAATGGTGAAGCATATGACGAAGAGCGATTTGGAAATTACTTCCGTCCTATTGGACTCGCTGCTAGAACAGGTGACCCGAAATCAGCTCCTGCGGCAGAGCCAGTAGCTCCTCCAGCTCCAGCTCCGGCAGTAGAGAAAGACGATATTCCATTTGAGCCCGACACACCAAAGGCAACAAATGCTGCTGCAGGTGGCGCCGATGCTAATGACATTTTAGCAATGATCCGTAACAGACAAAAGTCTGAAGATTAATATATTGGACGCCCCGTTAGTTAAATGGTATAACAGTAGATTTGTAATCTTCCGTTACTAGTTCGATTCTAGTACGGGGCTCCACAACACCCTTAAAGGAGATTAATGGCAAAGGCTTTCGATCCATCGAAGTTCCGCACACAACTAACCAAATCAATCTCAGGAATGAGCACAGGGTTCAATGATCCAACTGATTGGATCTCTACAGGCAACTATGCTCTTAACTATCTTATCTCTGGAGATTTTTATAAAGGAATTCCACTAGGTAAGGTAAGCGTATTTGCTGGAGAGTCAGGTGCTGGTAAAAGTTATATTTGTGCAGGAAATATTATTAAGGCAGCACAAGAGCAAAATATTTTCGTTGTCTTAATTGATTCTGAGAATGCTCTAGACGAAGAATGGCTACGCAATCTAAATGTTGATACATCAGAAAACAAACTTCTCAAACTCAATATGAGTATGATTGATGATGTAGCTAAAACAATTTCTGTATTTATGGAAGACTACAAAAAGATAGACGAAGGAGATGAGCGTCCTAAAGTTTTATTTGTAATTGACTCTTTAGGTATGTTACTTACTCCAACTGATGTGGATCAATTTACTAAAGGCGATATGAAAGGTGACATGGGTAGAAAACCCAAAGCACTTACATCGCTGGTGAGAAACTGCGTCAATATGTTTGGCAGTCACAATGTAGGACTAGTAGCAACTAACCATACATACGCATCGCAGGATATGTTTGATCCAGATGATAAGATATCAGGCGGACAAGGATTTATTTACGCATCCTCTATCGTAGTAGCTATGAAGAAACTAAAGCTAAAAGTAGATG